CCCTGGAGCGCCGCTGCGCCGTGGTTGCGCCAGCAGCTTGAGCAAGGCCAGAACCTCCAGGCGTACTACCAGCAAAACCCCTGGAACAACCTCCAGCAGACGGCCTACCAGAACACGTTTTCTGACATCGACAACTTCCGCAACTCCATGGCCCCCGGCCTGATGGACTTCGCCAACCGTCTGATGGGCCAGAACTACAGCCGGGGCGGTACGCCGCAGCGCGCGCAGGGCGTTGGCTTGATGTCCGGCGGGCAATCCGGCGGGCCATTCTCAATGTCGCCGGGCCGGAGCTATGGCTTGCTCGATTTCAAGGCGCTGAACCCCTACAACGGCGCTCTGAAGCCTGCGGAAATCAAACAGCCAGACCAGCAGACCATTGAAGAGGCAATCCAAGCAGAGCTTGACCGCCGACAGCGCGAGGCCGAACGCGCCAGCGGCGCCAACTTCGCGTAAGGACAAACCATCATGGCCGGACTACTCGATTACGTGTTCAACAGCCCAGAGGGGCGCATGGGCCTGGGCTTGCTTGCGCTGGGACAAATGCCCAAGTCACAAGGCATGCAGGGATTGATGGGCCTCCTGGCATCGCAGGACGCCGCAGCCAAGAGCAAAGCCGACAGCGCATGGCAGGAAGAAGCCAGGGGGCGCCAGCGCAAGGAGTGGAGCCAAGCGGATGCCGAAAGCGCGCTGGCGCCGCAGTTCTTCAAGCCTGCACAGCCAGGGCTTGCGCCATTGATGGGCGACCAAGAGGCAGGGATCATGCCCAGTGCTGGGCGGCCAGGGATCCCGGCGTCGTTTGACATGCCGGGCTATGCGCAGGCCATGATGGGCATCAACCCAATGAAGGGTATGCAACTCATGCAATCCTTGCAGAAGGAGCTTCCGGTGGACAAGATCAGCCCGGAGAAATTCACTCCTGCATCGTTGGCCAAGTTTGCACAGTCGCGCAATTACGGCGATCTTGTCCCGCGTGACAAGCTGGAGTTCGTCGAAGGTGTGGGCGTGAACCCATACGATCCGGCCAACGCAAACCGCGCTATTCCGAACCCGAACAAGCCGTTCGCCATGGACGCCAGTGGGAATATCGTGCCCAACCGCGCCTATCAGGACTACGAAATCCGCAAGGCTGGAGCAGGCGCTGCGCGCACTAACGTCAGCGTCAACACGGAAAAGAGCTTCTTAAACGAAATTGCTGGTGGGCTTGGAAAGCAGATTGAAGCATCCACCGGACAGGCCAGGGCTGCCTCTGATTCACTGCGCACAATCGGCGCGCTGAATGAGGCGCTGAATAGCGGCAAAGTCATGGCAGGCCCCGCGACCAAGCCCGCCATGCTGTTGACGCAGCTTGGAGCGCAGTTGGGCTTGGCAGGCAAGGACTCCAAAGAAACGCTGGAGAAAACCCGCGCCGCCATGCAGCAGATGGCGCAGCTGGAATTGGACGCTGCCGCCCAGATGAAGGGGCAGGGCCAGATCACAGAGAACGAACGCGACATCATCCGCCGCGCCGCATCGGGCGACATCAGCATGACGCTGCCCGAACTAAAGACGCTGACCGCATCGCTGGAGAAAACAGCCCGCTATCGGATCGAGCGCCACAACCAGAACGTGCAACCGCTGCTGGCAAACCCCAACGCCGCCGCGCTTGCGCCGTTCCTCACAGTCCCAGCGCCGCCACAACCTGCCACACAGCAGGGAGGCGGCGTGATTGACTTCGGGAGCCTCAAGTAATGCCATACAAAGATCGGGAGGCGGAGCAAGCGAACAAACGCAAGCGCAACGCTACTTACTACGCCAAGAACCGCGAACGGCTAATTGCTGATGCCTGCGAACGCCAGCGGGCCAACCCTGCGGCGGCGGCGAAAAGGGCGGCGAAGTGGCGACGGGTGAACTTGGCAACAGACGCGGCAACGCGCGCCCGGCGCAGGGCTGAACAGGCCAATCGCACGCCAGCGTGGGCGAACCTTGATGCAATTCGGGCTATCTATGCCGAGGCCGCAGCTAAAGGGCTAGAAGTGGATCACGTTATCCCTCTGCGGGGGCGGATTGTTTCCGGACTGCATGTTGAGACGAACCTGCAACTACTGAGCCGGCCTGACAACATCAGGAAGGGCAACCGATACGAAGTGGAGGCACCCTGATGGATGTACGCCTGCCTGACGGCACCATCATCAAGAACGTCCCGGACGGCACTACCAAGGCCGATCTGGTGGCAAAGCTGCAAGGCAACGGCATGGCCGTGCCTTCTGAATGGCTGCAGGCTGCACCGGCTGCGCAACCAGTCAAAGAGGCGGGGCAGTCCCTAAACCGTGGTATGTCAGACATCCCGCGTCAGTTCGGCCTGACGGCCCGCTACGCACTAGAAGGCCCCGCACAAGCCGCGCAGATCGTGACGGAGCCCATAGCCGGGCTGATGCGCTGGGCAGGCATCCCGACCCGCCCATTGGGCGAGATTGCCTCCGGCGCTGCCGACGCCATGGGCCTGCCAAAGCCTGAAACGTCACAAGAGCGCGTGGTGGGTGACGCCACACGGTTGCTCGCGGGTACGGGCGGGATGCTTGGCGCATCGCGTGCAATGGCGCAGCTGCCGGGCATGGTGGGCACGGTGGGGACTGGTATGGCCGCCAATCCGACAGCGCAACTCACATCCGCCACGGGCGCAGGGGTCATGGGCGGCTTGTCGCGTGAAGGCGGCGGCAATGAGATGCAGCAGGCCGGTGCGGCGCTGATTGGCGGCGTTGCTGGCGGCATGGTTCCGGGTGCTGCCAATGCTGCCGTGAACGCTGGCAAACGCCTGTTCAACCGGCTCACGCCTCAGCAAATGGACGTGCAGATCAGCAACGTCCTGCAACGCGCCGGGATGGACTACAGCCAAGTGCCTGAGCGGGCGCGCCAGTCTCTGCGCACGCAGATGCAGGACGCCTTGCGCGCTGGGCAGGAGTTGGATCCCGCTGCAGTGCGCAGGCTCGCAGAATTCCAGACCATCGGCGTAACTCCGACACGCGGCATGGTGACACAAGACCCGGTGCGGATCACGCAGGAAATGAACCTTGCCAAGATGGGGGCCAATGCTGGGGATGATGGCTTGCAAGGTCTGGCGCGGGTGCAGAACCAGAACAACACCAGGCTGATCAACGTGATGAACGAGGCCGGAGCGAATCGCGGCGATGCGTTTGCAGCGGGGCAGCGTGCCATTGGCGCGATCCAGGCACAAGATGACGCTCTGGCGGGTCGTGTTTCGAGTCTCTACCAGCAGGCCCGCGATACGTCTGGGCGTAGTGCCGCACTGGATGGCGCCGCATTCACGCGGACGGCCAATCAGATGCTTGATGAAGGCTTGCTTGGTGGCGCCTTGCCCAAGGATGTAGCCGATCACATGAACCGGATCGCACGGGGCGAAGTGCCGTTTGATGTGAACTATGCCGAGCAGCTCAAAACGCGTATTGCTGCTCTGCAGCGCGCCACCAATGATGGCTCTGCCCGGATGGCCCTGGGGATGGTGCGCCGCGCACTGGACGAAACGCCGCTCATGTCTGCGCCACAGGTCAACCCCGGCAATCTGCCCGCAGTTCCCGGCACGGTGCCGCCTTCGCCTGCCGCATTGGGGCAAGAATCCATCGATGCATTCAACCAGGCCCGACAAGCTGCCCGCCAGCGGTTCGGATGGCAGGAAAGCGCCCGCCCGATTGAAGCCGCATTGAATGGCGCGCAGCCGGATGATTTTGTGCAGAAGTTCGTGATTCGCGGCACTGTTGCAGACGCTTCTGCTCTGGCAAAAAACGCCCCCACGGCGGAGATCAAAAACGCCCTCCTGGCGCATTTGAAAGACAAGGCGCTGGGTGGCTCTGCTGATGAAGTGGGCAAGTTCAGCCAGTCGGCCTACAACAAGGCGCTGAATCAGATTGGCGACCGCAAACTGTCTTTGTTCTTCTCGCCGGAAGAATTGAACCAGCTGCGCACTGTGGGACGGGTTGCAAGCTACATGCAGAACCAGCCGGTTGGTTCTGCCGTGAACAATAGCAACTCCGGGGCGTTGTTGCTGGGCAAGGGCATCGATCTGTTGAACAAGCTGCCGGGTGGGCAAACGTTCTTGGGCCAACCTCTGCAAAACATCAACGTATCCATCCAGCAGCGCGCGGCCCAAAACGTACTGCCCGGATTGCTGGCTACGCAACCGCGCCAGCCTATGGCCAGCGGCCTGCTGGCGCCAGCGGCTGCTTTCAGCGGTGGGCTACTTGCCCCACCAGTGACGAATTAAAGCCAGCACGCACAGCGCGCCAATCCACCCAAGAAAGATGGGATTCATGCCGCTGGCGCGAATCCACGCAGAAATCGTTTCATCCATGCCCGCTCCTTGCGGGCTTTTTTGCGCCCGCGATCAAGGATTATCCCGTGACCTACATTTTTGCGCTACTGGCGCTTGTTGTCGCATGGAACATGGCCCCCATGCTCATGCTCTGCGCTCTGCCAATCCCGGTGCGCCACAAGCTGCGCGGCTGCAAGAGCTTTGCAGGCTCTGCACTGCGCGGCCTGCTGGTGCTGCCTCCCGATCTGCTCGCCCCTGTCGTCGTGCCATTTGCTCTGCGGCAGATTGGATGGGGTGCCGAATCGCTGCCGCGCTGGGCGCGCTGGTGGGACAACGACGTGTCCATCAATGGAGACCATCAAGTCCCAGCCCCACTCGCAGACACGCCCGAGATTCGGGCCGCTTGCTACTACGCCCCAGGCCACCACCCGCGCAGTTTCCATGCCCGGTGGGTGTGGCTGGGCCTGCGCAACAGGGCCAGTGCGCTCGCTGCAATGCTTGGCCGCAAGCTCACGCCAGCAGAAGTGCAGGATGCCGACACCTGGGGCGACGAAACCATTGGCAAAGCCAAAGAGGGCTGGTGCGTGCGCCGCAACGGGGCGCTTTACCAGCTCTACATCATCCGCAAGATCGGCCCGCTGTGCCTGCGCGTCCATTACGGCCACAAGCTCAACCACGCCCGCATCTGGGGCCGCCCTGCAATGGTGGTCAACATCAGTTTCAGCCTGGTTCGGTGGAAGGGGGCGGCATGAATTACACAAGAAAGGACGACGGCGTGATTGATGTTTTGGCAGAGCGAGTCGAGGGGCTTTGTGCAGACATGAGCGAGATGAAGCACGGCATTGCCAAAATGGCCGATGCGCTCACAAAACTGGCAATTGTGGAAGAGCGACAAACACAAACCATCCTCGCGCAGGAACGCGCATTCAAGGCCCTGGAGCGGGTCGAGGAACGCCAGCGACAGCACGAACTGCAATGCCGCGATCAAGACAAAGAGGTGCGCCAGATCATCGCAGACAGCAACGAGCGTCTATCTATCCGCGTGACAGAGCTGGAAAAGGCAGAGCCAATGCAAGCACAGACAAGCAAGTGGGTCACGGCAGGCGTGTGGGGATCCCTGGCCCTGCTGGCATCGTTCATCGTGCCGCGCATCCTCGAGCGGGTGTTCCAGTGAGCCGCGCAAAGCTCGCCGCCAAAATCGGCGCAGGCGCGACAGCGCTTGCAATACCGCTTGTCATGCTCTACGAGGGCACGGTGTTGCAGAGCTACCGCGATCCCATCGGCATCGTGACCGCGTGCGTGGGGCATACCGGGCCAGAGCTGCGCATGGGCCAGCGCTACACGCGCCAGCAGTGCGAGGACATGCTGTACGGCGACTTGCTCAAACACGCCCAGGCGCTGGACTGCATCAAACACCCGCTGACGGATGGTCAAAAGGCCGCGTTCGTGAGCTTTGCTTTCAACGTGGGGAACAAGGCGCTGTGCGATTCGACCCTTGCCCGCAAAGCCAACGCTGGCGACATGGCCGGGGCCTGCGCGGAACTGAGCCGCTGGACGCGGGCCGGTGGGCGCGAGCTGCCAGGGCTGGTCAAGCGCAGGGCAGCGGAGCGTGAGCTGTGTGAAAGGGGCCTGCCGTGAATCCGATTCTTTGGGCCATGCTCTGGCGCTGGTGGAGGGAGTGGGAATGATGGCGCTCTACACCCACGCCGCTGCCGCATTGGTGGCTGGTGCGCTGGCCTTTGGCGCAGCGTGGCAGGCGCAGGGCATGCGCTACGGCAAGCAGATTGCCGACATGAAAACCCAACAGGCCCAGCAGCTTGCCAACGCCAGAAAGCAAGCGCTTGACGATTTCACACGAATGCAAGGAGCGAAAGATGCCGCCATCGAAGCCGCTGAAAAACGCGCACAAACCAATGCTGCTCGCGCTGCTGCTGCCCGTGCTGATGCTGACGGCCTGCGCGCACAACTCGCCGGTGTGCCCGCCAGAATCGCCGCAGCTACCGACGCCGCCGTCCGTGAGTACGCAACAACCGCAAGTGCCGTACTCGGAGAGTGCATCGGCGAATATCAAGCGCTGGCAGGACAGGCTGACCAGCACGCAAATGATGCGCGACTGATGCGCGAAGCGTGGCCGAGAAAGGATTGAACATGGCTGGACTATTGGACTTTTTGCAGGGCGCGTCAAAGGGATTTTGGGCTGGCAATCTTGGCGCGCCGGTTGACATGGCCGCTCTTGCAGCCAATGGTTTGATCGCGGCTGGTGGCTACGCTGGACACAAGCTTGGCCTATTACAAACACCGCCAGGCCTGATAGAAAAGCCAGTTGGCGGCAGCGAGTGGATTGCCGACAAGATGCGGGGCGCTGGGCTGTTGCAGGACAACCCAGGTAGTGCTGCGGATGCCTATGGTCAAGTTGCTGGTGGTTTGCTGTGGCCTGTAGTTGCGGCAAAATCTCCACAGATCGCTGGAGGACTGCTACAAGCATCGGACAACCTTGCAGCGCCCACTCAACTTAATAGGCAGGCTGGCGTGATTAAAGCAACTGGATATTTTCCGAAATCTCAGAAACTGCCGCAAGACATTGATGCCAATGTTGTGCGTCCTGTATATAAATCTTTGCCAGATGGCAATAAATATGATGCCGCAGGCAGGGCCTATGGCGACATGGATTTGGCATTATTCAAAATGCAAAATGGTGATTTTGGCGTTAAGTATTCCCCAATCCAAGGCGGCAAGCCTGTCAAGCCTTTTTATGCTGTTGGGGATAATATTGAAGAGTTGGTCGATTACGGATTAGGCCGCATATCAAGGGGCCAAAAGTCATCCAGCGCAGCAGCAAAAAAACATTACAAATCATCATTGCTTGGACGACTTGAGGATGCAGGCATAGACCCAAATGATTTTTTCCACAAAAAGTCTGAGAGGTCAAAATCAGAGTATCTTACTCATGTGCCAACTGGAATAAAAATTCGCATTTCTGACCACGATCTGCCACTTGGGTACGAATCTCCTGATTTGGATTTGCGTCTATCTCAAAGCACACAAGACCAAGCACAAGCCATCATTGATTTCTTTGGTAAATGAAAACAATCAAAATATCTGCAGCACTGTCTCACAAATACCTCGGTAGTGGCTATGTTCTGGCTGGGATGCACGCTGTCTGCCGGGGCACGGGCTGCGCTGCCCGGCAGTGGTGGCAATGGCATCCAATGCGTCAGATATTTGAGTTCGCTGGCCTCGTTCCAGTCAGACACCTCCATCCAGCAGCCTCGAAACCATTGCGCAATGCAGGTATGCTGTGTCTCGCTGTAAAGCCCATAGTTGTTCCCGACCGCTACGAACCGAGTTCCGTCCTTGGGCGCAGTGGAAATGTCTTGCCAATTTGCCCCGCCCGCATCCTCCAGCACGCTGTCTGCCGCCTGGGCGGGCGGGGTGGGTGCAGCGGCGAACATCTCCCGAAACACATGCCAAAGCGACTGCCCGCTACCCAATAGCCGCCCGTGGGTTGCGGCTACTTTCCGCCCCGCCTCGAGCATTGCGTCTGTCGGCCAATCGGCCGGCACCGCTGCCCCACCCGCTGGTGCCGTCACGCTGTCTGCCTGGGGCGCTGTGTACAGTGGGATAGCCCTTGCCGTCCCGCCGATGTGCCGTGCTTCGGCCTTTGCTTCGTCCTCATCCAGCAACCGACTGCCACCCGTCACATACCACGCTACTGGCTCCTGCGCTGCCTGTGCTGGTGCTTGCTGTGCTCCCGCAGTCTGCGATGCACGCATGGCGCGGTCTGCGTCTGCGAAGGCGCGCATTTGGTCTGTGGTGAAGTAATCAACCAGCACCCCGCCGATGCTCCAATCCTCCATGACACGATCCGGTTCAGGCAGCGCTGGATACTCGCCAGAAGGCTCCACGCTACGCGCTCGCAGCGACTCGATCTCCAGCCGCGCTGCGGCGTAACCGGCCTGGAGCGTCTCGTTTTCTGCGCCCATGCTGCGCAGCCTTGCGCCGATCTCATGGGCTTCTTGCTCCGACAGGGTGACGTGCCCCTGCGCGTCCGAAAGCTCTGTGGCCCAGTCGAACAGGGCGGGTGGTTTCGCGTCTGTCATGTTGCGTACTTTCTTACTATGTTTGTGGTAGCTACCAGCACTTGATTGGCAGGCGCTGGCAGATGTTTTGTGTGTTGTGGTGCCAGGATAGGCGACCGCCTATATTGCGTTAGGCACAAGTGCCGTGCGAACAATACGCAGGGCCGCAGTTGGCGATGGCACAAAATCCCCTGATGGCTCAACATCAGCGCCCGCCATAATCAACCCAGCTTCTGCCTCTAGCAGCGCAACGCGCAGGCGGTCAATTTCATTTATTGCACGCGCCATTACAGCCGGATTGCGGTCGAGCGGGTGCTGCTCAATGTCAATCTTCATTTCTTCTATCAGTGTCATTTAGTTTCCTCTTAAAAATCAGTCCTAACCCGTCAATTAACCGGACTGCTGCGCAGCCGGTTATCTCAGGCGTTCGTCGTCGGCTTGTTCGCCCATTGCCTGACCGCATCAATACCGGCCCTGGCAACGTCGTATGCCTGCGCGGTCGTCCATCCGCGCCCACTCCAAATGCCAGCGTCTTCCAGAATGGCGTTCGCTTGCGCAATAGCGGCTTGCTGTTTTTTCGTCCACGGCGTACCGCTGGCAATCGTGTGTTGGTTGGCCTTGTGAATGGCCTCGGTCATTGCGTGCACTGCCAGCGTGGCAGCAGCCACCCATCCGGCGGTGTCGGGGGTGACGTCGTAGGCATACCGGCGCCCGCCGTCGCAATATGCGTGCACCAGCCTGAAGCTCCCAACGGGCATCATGTCGCCCTCGTAGTTCCAGTGGGCCAGGTTGTAGGCCGGTACGTATCGGCGGCCATCCTTGCGGTAAAGAGTTTCTGTTTCTTTCATCATGTCTTTTGCTCCAGTGCGCGGCGTTTAGGGTTGGTTCGCGTGGTTCGGTCATGCCATCCCCAGCGCCCGCCGCACATCCGCCGTGCCCATGCCGTTCGCGGTGTTCAGCAGGTTGTCCAGCTCCAGCGATCCATCCGCAAGGCTGAACGTGTGCAGCTTGGGCATCAGACGATCAATGGCCTGTAGCCCTGCAATCACGGCCCCGCGCTGGCGCTCAAGCTCTGCAGGTGTCTCGGCAATGTCTGCCAGGGCGTTTGCCGTGCCCGCCAGAATGCGCGCCTCGGGTGTCTCGCCCAGGCCATGCAATCCGGCTGCGTGGCAGACGATGTAAACCAGCCGCCCGGCCATGTTGGCAATACGGGCTGCGTCGTCACCCATGTACGCCTGTAGCCCGGTGTCGGTGCGCAGGCGCTGTACCTGGGCCTCTATGCGCGAGCGGATGACGGCTTCGGTAACTGGATTGATGACTTCATGCCGGTTCTTGTCGAAAGCGCACTGGCGGGCGCGCTTGCGTGCGTAGGTGCTGGTTTTTCTCATGGCCTACCCAATCAACGCAGCGAATGGGCTGCTGTAGTCGCGCCAGCTTTCGTAAGCTCGGATGCGAATCGCAGTGGCTTTGGCAATGCCGTATTCCTGCGCGACTTTCACTGAGCTTTTTGCTGCGCGGATGGCCTGCACCGCATCTGGGTTGAGCTTGGCCGTGGCGCGCTTCTTGTCGGAAATCTTTTTCCGGCGCTGCGGGGTGCGCGTAAACCCCGTGCGTGCATCTGTCAGCTTGCCCAGCTTGCTGCGCGATGCAATCAGCAGGTGGTCGGGCGCGACACACTTAGGATTTCCGCAGGTGTTGGTGGCGACGTAGTTTGCAGGTATGGCCTTGCCCATCTGCTGCGCCATCCATCGCCGCACGGAGGTCTGTTTGTGCCCGGTGGGGTGCATGGTGGGAGTGCAATTGCTGGTCAATCCAAGCTGCCAAATCCAGCAATCGGCATCCTCTTTCACGCGCGGGGTGAGGTAGTCGAGTAGCGTGCTCATGTTGATTTCTTCTCCAGGCCGCGCCAGACCGTCTTGGGCTTTTCCGCTTCCTTGATCCACCAGACACCACCTTCACCGTCATCGCACCGCTCCCTGGCGCGCACGATGGGTTCCTTTACGCCCTTCTTTTCCAGCCAGTTGCGAAGCTGGGCAGATAGACGGCTGGCTGATCCATGTGGGCACACCAAGCGCTGGCCTGGCTTGAGCGCCGAGAAGATGGGTTCGTACTTTGACACTGGCGATGCGCGGCCATCTTTGTACGGCTCGTCCACAATTCGCAGCGTGGATGGGTCGAGGAAGTTGATGGGGGTTTTGGTTTTGGTCATGGTGTAAAAAGGCCACCTCGGGGGTGGCTTGTTTGGGTTAGGCGGCTTCGGTTTCCAGCTCTCCGAGAAGCGTTTGTTGTTCGCTGCTGCGATCTGCGAACTCTCGATTGGCGGCGAATTGCAAGTTGATTTTTGCTTGCTTGAAATAGGACTCTTTCAACTCGATACCGATGGCCTTGCGCCCCAGAGATACCGGGCTAAACACTTCGCTACCAACGCCCATAAACGGGGTTAAGACGACTTCGCCTGGGTTGGAGTAAAGCTCCACCAGCCGATCAATCACATCCAATTGCAGCGGGTGAACGTGCTTTTCATCGTCCTCTTCCTTGCTGTCCCGAAAGGGAAGAACGTTATCAATGCGAATGTCATCCCACACGCTTGATGCGTACCGCTGCCAGATGTAGTGCGACAGCTTGTTCGACTTCGGGTCTTTGTGGTCTGCGTAGGTGTTGCGCAGGTAGTCCCACAATTCATCTTCGGTGAACTGCGTGTCGTTGGCGTTGTTGAATGCCCGCAGAATGTTCGGCAGGATTGGAGTGGCTCCGAAGTAGCGTTTCAACCCTTCGGGGTGCGTCACAGGCACGGCGTTTTCGCCCTTCTTGGTCAGCACCAGCACATAGTCCGGCATGGCAGTAAAGCACTGCGTCGAGTCCTCAACAATCAGTTTGTGCATGAGGCTTTTGACCATCGTCCGCATCCGCACCTTCAGCGGCTCTTTCCAGACGGTGATGCGGTTGCGGTACTGGAAGCCATGCTTTTCGTGCAGGCGAATGATTTCGTGCGGGAAATCCCACAATCGGCATGAGTTGTCGAAAACATCCGTGCAATGCACTGCTGTGACGCGGCCTGGTTTGGTGACGCGGGCAATTTGTTCAATCAGGAACTCGTACTGCTCAAGGAACTGCTCTTTGCTTTCGCAGTTCGAGAAATCGCGGTCGCTGCTGGAATAGTTGTAGAGCCCCGCGAACGGGGGAGAATAAATTGAAAGATCAACGCTATTTGAGTCCATGGCGCGAACTACGTCCATGCAATCTCCGTTGTAGATCGCGTAGTTTCCATTGATGATTTGGTCTTTGATCATTTTTTCACTTTCTTGATGAATAATTTTTCGGTGTTGCTCTTGCTGTGAACCCACTTATGACATCCCTTGCAGAGCAACACCAAGTTTGAGATCTCGGCCCGGAGTTCCCGGACCATGAACGAAACGATGTGATGGATGTGGAATGTGCCGCGTGAGGTTTTTGTGTTGTGCCTAGTGCCGCACCTCTGGCAGATTGCGTCGTCTCTCTGCCACACCTTCTTTACCGCATCCACCCACTCCTGCGACGAGTAGAAGGACTGCCTTTCTGGTGTCAGACCGCCCTTAAAGGATGGATGGTCAGCCCCGGTCTTGCCTTTCCAATACGGATCGTTTCCTTTCCCCCAAGGTACACGGCCATCTGCGAGGGCCGCTTGTCGAATTTTTTCCTTGGATTCCTCCGAGTGTTTTCTCCCCAAAAAAGCCTGCCCATCTTTGGGAAGATGGTCGTGACGGTAGCCGCGCGGCCGAGTCTCAATCCCGTAGTCGCGCAACCACTCCCAAACCCGCTTCCCGTCACGACCGATTTCCCTGGCAATCTGGTTGGCATCCTTGCCCTGGATCACGTACTGGGCGAATAGCCAATCTTTTGTGAACCCCAGGGCCTCCCTTTGCTGCCTCTGCCAAATACCTTTGCACTCCGTGTCGCAAAAGAAATTCTTGATCGGCATCTTCGTGTTTGGGTTGATGGGGCGTCGCTCAAGGCAAGCCCCACACGCGCTACATTCGACTTTCTTTTTTGTCATAGCCATCCTTTTGCAGGATTTTACAACACAACACCTTTCGCAAAACTTGGCAGTCTGACTGTTTGGTTGAACTCTTTCGCTGCGTGCGAAAAATCCCGGTTCGCGTTGGCTACCAAGTTTGCGTACAGGTCAATGGCTTTATTTGTCTTTTGCTCAAGCGCTTCCAAAACGCGCTCTTGTCCGTCGCTAATAACCATGTCGCATGTGACTTCGCGCTTTTGCCCAAAGCGCCAGAATCGGCGGATGGCCTGGTAATACTGCTCATAGCTCCATGTCGGGAAGAACACGGTGTGATTGCAGTGCTGCCAGTTCAGTCCCATGCTGGTCATCTTGGCTTTGGTGATAAGGCGCTCGATTTCTCCACGCGCAAACGACACCAGAATCTCCTCTTTCTGGTCAACAGACATGCCGCCAACAATCTCCACGGCGTTCGGGTCTAGCCGGGACAGAAGCGCGCTCTCTTCATTGAGATTGCACCAGTACACCGACGTCTTCCCGTAGGCCAGCTTCACGGCGCGCTCGCATCGCTCGTGCACTGTGAGTTTTTGCTCTTCCCTGACTTCCGTCATGGTTTGGGCTGGCATGGCGAACATGGACGTTTGCCCATCAATGCACCATGTGTTTGAGTTGTGCACGATGTGTTTGTTGGTTATCAGCGGGGGCAATTCATATCCTTCGTCTGAGAAACCAATGTCGGACGGCTTCTTGACCATCACCGACCACTGATTCACCCAGGCGAAAAAGTCCCGTTCTGCGTGCGGCTTGAGGTAGAACTTTTCCCCGATGTTCCGGTTGTTGCTGTCAACACTGTTCTGGTTCGATCGAAAGAACTTCGTCAGCATGTCCATGTAGCCCATGTACCCAAGCGCTTCGGAGCTGTTTCCAAGTTCGATGAAGTCGTTTGGCGATGGGGTGGCTGTGCTCAGGAACCGGTACGGGACGCGCTTGATAAACGCAACGATTTGGTCGCGTGTCTTGCCCGCAAAGTTTTTGAGGATGCTCGATTCATCCGCGATAACGCACACGAAATCATCCGGGTTCAGCAGGTGCATGCGCTCGTAGTTGCACACGACGATTTTTTTTGTGAATGTGCCGTCTTTCGTGTGCTCTATGTCGTGAACTCCGATGCGGGCGGCTTCGTCAATAAACTGGAAAGCCACAGCCAGCGGGGTCAGAATCAATACGCGTTGGTTCGTTTGCCGGATAACGTTCTCGGCAATCGTTACCTGCATTAAGGTCTTGCCCAGCCCGGTATCAGCAAAGATGCCGATGCGGCCTTTGCGCAGAGCCTTCTCGATAATGAACCGCTGAAAGTCGAACGCGCATTCAGGCATCCACTGCGCATCAAATCCGTAGTTCCCTGATGTGTGGCGCTTGGACGCCAGGAATTGCTCGTATTTCATTGTTTGCAGGCGTAAAAAAGCCCGCTGGTGCGGGCTGGGTGTGGGGTTAGCTGATCGCAAGCCGTGTGCCTTGCACCAGCCGCGCTCCGGGGACTTCCTTGCCCGCCTTGATCGCGGCAGCAATCGCTTCCTTGTCTGGTGCTGGTGGCGGAGCTTCGGGTGTGCGCATGTATTCCACCGGAAGCAGGTCGGGTTCGTACACATCAACGCTTGGCGGTTTCGCTTGGATGGCGATGCGGAAATGCGGACATTCGATCTTCTGCACTTCTGCTGTTTCCATGCAGCCCTGCACGTACTCCAGCAGGTGTTTTGCCCGGTTCTCGATAGCCTTGCGGCGCTTCGCCATCTGTTCCTCGGCATCCTTGATGGCGGCGGCCGTAGCTTGTAGATCGCGGGCAAACATCACCACGTTCTGCGCCTTCACTTCCAACTCGCCAGCCATTGCGTCGAGCGTGTCGGTCACGACTTCGGCGGGCAGGTCGAGGTCTTGCAGTCGGGCGGCGTCAGCACGGTAGGCGGCGGCTATCTCATACAGTGATTGGCTCATGTCGTCCCCATGAAAGAAGAAGGCCAGCGACTGCGACAGTGCTGGCCTTCGGTTGTTGATTCAGTGCGCGGCGCTTTGCGACGTACCGCGCGTGCGCTCGCGCCCTGGCTGCTTTGCCCTTGTCGCTTTGGGCGTATTTGCGGTAATCGCGGACGGGCATCACATCACCAGATGCGCGCCACGGTAGCTCATGGGGTCGCGGAAAGGCACGTCATCGATCATGTCGTCGAACCCACTGCCTGCTGATGGAGCAGGAGCTGGGCGTGGTGCTGGCGCGGGTGCTGCCGACTGTTCGCGCTTGCTGCCCTGCAGTGCAAGATCGCTCACGCGGATTTCCATTTGCTTGCGCTTGTTCCCTTCTTTGTCGGTCCATTCGCGCTCTGTGACGTTGCCCGCCACGGTGACTTGCTGCCCCTTCAAAAGATAGGGGGCCAGTGCTGCAACTCGCTTGCCGAACAATTGGCAGCTCCACCAGATCGTGGGTTTGTCGCGCCCTTGGCTGTCGGCTACGGAGAAATTGCCTACGGGGTCGCCGTTGGGCATTGCGCGCTGTTCCATGTCGCGGCCAAGTGTTCCAGTGATAGTGATGTTGTTCATGCTGCTGCTTTCTGAGTGCGTTTCTTTTCGAGTGCTTTGGTAACTGATCCCAGCGCGGCGGCTGGGATTTCCTGCTCTGAAGGTACGGGGTGGCCCGTCATCTGACTAACCCAAGCGAGGAAGGCGACACGATCCGCGCCGACTTCATCAATCAGCGCTTGAATGTCTGCGGCCTGCTGCTCAGTGACGGTGGGCATTTCACGCCGCGCCGTTTCTTCTGCCGCCCAGGCGACATACTTGGAGTCGTCCCACTGCCCGCTGAAAATGTCCCCAGCGAAACCCAGCATGGAAAGGCACTTCACCATTCCATCGGTGGCCGATTTCTTCGGCGCATCTTCGTCAACGATGTGCTTTCCCGCTGCCGATATGTAGGCTGCGCGTGTTTGCCCCATCTGCTCAATCTCTCCGCGCTTGCCGTCCTGTATGTACCAAACCATCACATGGGCGATGTGTAGGGCCTCGTCCCCGAAGCGCTCGAAACGCTCAGAAAGGATTTGCACGCCCCAACCCAGGCCACAGGGGCCGAACACCTCGGTAGCCCTCTGGATAACCCAATAGGGTTTCGGGGAGTTGCCCTTGTACTGCTTCCCGGTGATCGGCTTCACGGCCTTCGGGTCCGTCACACAGACTGAGTGCCAAAGTTTCATGTTGTCCATTTGTACTCTCCTTAGATTGGTTTTCGTCGTGTTCAATTTGGGCGCAGGCCGCAGCCTCGTCCCACGATTCCTGAAGCATTGGATGTGTCATGTCATCCTCATTTGGTGGTTGTCGTAGATGGTCTTGACCGGGCGCTTGAGCCCGCTTCTAGTGCCCACATGCCACTGCCCGCATTCGTTGCAGCGGTAGGGCGTGAGGGGTAGTTCGGTGCGGTGCCTTGCGCGCTTGCTTGCAGCTTTTGCCGTCTTGAGCGTGTGGATTACTTTTCCGCTTGGACAGTCCATGTCAGTCCCCGGCGAGCAGCCGCGCCAAGCGTGCTGCCCGCAATGGCGGGTTGACCTGGCGATAGATGCGGTAGGGCTGGATGGCTTCGCGTAGGCGCTTCATTGCTCATCCTTCGCCTGCTGTACGGCTTCCTGCAAGTCCTGTGCAATCAGGATTGCCGTGTCTGCGTCATCCGGGCCAATGCAGCCCGACAGCAAAAACACTGCCAGCAGCACCAGCGCCCAGCCGAATCGGAACAGCAGCCAGATCACGACGCGCTCTGCAAGCGGCTTGCGATACACATAGATGGCCTGCGCATCCTCGGGTGACATGCCGAAGGCTTGTCTTAGGGTGCGCGGGTAGGTGCGAGTGGTGTCGTTCATCATTGCTTGCTCCTGCGTGTTGAAACTGCCTGCTCCAGCTCTTTGCCCAGCGTCTTGACCCACACATCCGACAGCGACCAGATGGCGCCGGTCGCCTCTGGCGCTTTGCTTTGCGCAAGGGTGGATAGGGCTTTTGTGATTGCTTCGCAGCCTTCTTCAGTGGCTGCCAGCTCGGCAATCACTTCACCCGCCATGCGGTCACGGATGCTGCGCAGGCCCAGCCATTCGCCAGAGCCCCAGGCCAGGGCAGATCGCAGTGCTGAACCGGCTTCTGCTTCGATTGAATGCAGGCGGTCGGTGTGTTCCTGCATGTCGCTGAAATAGGCTTCAGCGTCGGAGTGGGGGTTGGTGGTCAGGTACATGCTGGCTCCAAGAAAAAAGCCCTCGCATTGAGGGCTGTGTGTGATAGCCAGCGCGTACCGAATGGGGCAGAGGCGCTGGGCGAATTGGTTGATGTCCTCGGCACTGCCGGGGAGTGGGGGTTACTGGGTGGCCTTGCCGGGCCAGTCGTGCATGGTGTTCAGACCGTCATGGAAACGCCAGATGAAGGGCTCCACATCGCCGTTTCCGTAGTCCGTCCAGCACAGATTGCCTTCGACGCGCACCGCCTTGGCCGTGCATGTCGTGCCGTCCAGCCGCGTGTAGGTGATGGTGTCGCCGCTGCGTGGTGCGCCCATGTCTCTCTCCTGTGTTTGACATCCTCACCGCCCTGAAAAGACGGGGATTCCTTCTGCAAGACGGCGATGCCCCGCCGCGAGAATATTCCTGGCAGCATTCGTGTCCCGGTCATGTGCCGCTCCACATCCGCTGCAAGTCCACTCTCTTATTCGCAAACCTGCCCTACCTTTCGGACTGCTGGCGGGAGTAACCCCGCAGCACGAGCAAGTCTGGGTTGAATACGCTTCGTTCACTACATCAAAAACCACTCCTGCCTGACGGCACTTGTATTCCAAAGCGGTTTTGAGCATGACCCAGCCCGCATCCAGCGTGCTCTTGGCCATCTTGGTTTTGACCAGCTTGGCGCTGGCCACGTCGCCCACGACGATGGCGGCGTTGTTTTTCACAAGGTTCGTGGTGAACTTGTGGATTGCATCCTTGCGGCGATTCGCAATCTTGGCGTGTATCGCCTTGACGCGCTTTTTCTTCCGCGCCCTCTGCGCGGCTGCAAGTTGCGGCTCAAGCTCGCGGAACCACCGTCCTTGCAGCTTGTCGCCGTCGCTTGTGGTGGCGCACTCTTTCAGACCCAAATCGATGCCAACAGCCGATGCCCCCTGGCTGGGAAGAACCTCGACCTCGACGGCAACATTGAAATACCAGCGTCCACGGCTGTCTTCGCTGAACGATCCGGCCCGCAGCTCAAAGCTGCTCAACCCATAGCTATCCCACAGACTGAATTTGTGCCCTCCAAAATGGATTTGCCCAGCCTTATGCTTCACCTGGACGCCCTTGAATGGAATCCAGCCCAGCGAATATTTGGGCGACTCCGGGTTGCTGACGCGCCAGTTGAGGCGGGTCTTCTTGAACTGCTTGCGGCGTGCCGCGTACTCCACGCACACCAGTTGGACGGTGTCGCTGCCGACCGTAACGCCATCGCACTTGCTGTAGCCAGCGGTGAGCTTCTGTAGGTCGTAGGCACTCAGCCACTTGCCACGCTCACGGATCGCGCGGCTGCTGGTTTCGTTGGCGAAGTTGAACACCTGATTCACGTCGCGAGCCATGCGCCGAAGCACGCCGGCGTGCTTGTCTTTGACGCGAAGCTTGAGTGTCTTCACTGCTTCCTTCCATGGCCTGAAGGCCGAGGTTTGACGTGCACCAAGTTCGTCAATGGCTGCGCGGTACTCGGCGTCGTTCATGGCGTTCCTTCGTTGAAAACCTCAGCCGCCTGTCACGCGGCTCAGGTTCTCGGCCTCTTGCGAAGCCGTTGCAGGCATCTCCCCGAGTAGTCGGGCTCCTGCTGCGCACTGGCTGCGCTTTGCTGATCTGTATCAGTGCCGTTTTCACGCGACTTCCAATCCTCACCCGAGGCAATCGCGTTCCAGTGCCTTGCTGTTCTTCGATGGCACCCCGTCAACTCCCTCTTACGCCGGGAGTGCGCGCCTGCTGTCTTGCGAACCGCAGGAGGTTGGTTTTTAAGGTTCCTGTCGGTGGCCTGCTCGATGGCTTGTCACCCTGTCGCTGCGTTTTGCTGCGATGACGAATAGTAAGCCAACTAAACTCAAGACGCAAGCAGTTTCGTAAATAAATTTTAGGGGGCTTGTAAGTTCAAGGTTTTACGCCTAAGATGCGAGCCATGAAAACCAAAGAAGCCATCGACCGCGCAGGAAGCACGAATGCGCTTGCGGCCTTGCTGGAGGTTACGCCTAGCGCTGTCTCCCAATGGGGAGAAAACCTACCAAAAGCCCGCGAATGGCAGCTACGCTTACTCAAGCCCAAGTGGTTTCGAGAAGAAGATGCCCGCGCCAAAGCGCTCGCCGCATCCATCAAGCAACAATCTCGCATTAAAGCAGAGAACGCAGCAGCATGAACGCCTTCCATCTCGCTCGCCCACGCGGCGCAGACGCCCCGGCAAAGCTGCTACCGCAGCGCAAGAAGCCAACTCCCATCACCACAAAAGGCACCACTCGCGTGCTGAACGCCGCTGGCAAATGGCAGGCATACCTTGAGCCTGCGCGGCACAGCATCGTGATTGAGTCGCGCGAACAGTCCCAGGCCAGCAATGACAAGACGCGGGCCATTACGCGGGGGCTGTCGTGAGCTGGGCCGCATACGAGGACGCCAAGCGCGCATGGGTTGCTGCAAACCCTGGCGCTACGCCTGAGCAGTACGACGCAGCCATGCGGGCTATTGCAGAGCGGCTTGGCATATGAGTTTTGACACCACGGCTAGCGAGCGGCTGATCCCCGCAAGCGAAAAGCAGGACATGCCCGTCTGCCTGCCGCTGGTTTCTCCAACGGGCGATGAAAGGGCAACCATGCACCCATACGGAATTACTCCCCCTGGCTTCTGGATCGACCACCTGGGGCGGCAATGGGCCGAGCCGACTATCAAAGGCCGTCTGAAGATGCGCATTCCATCTCATCGGGCTTTGCGCGAGTTTGTCATTCACCGCGACGGCGCAAGGTGTGTGCGATGCGGGGCGCGCGAGAGTCTTGTAGCTGACCACATTGTTTCCCGCAGGAACGGAGGGCGCCATCACCCAAGCAACATGCAGTGCCTGTGTGATTCGTGCAACGCCCGCAAGGCCGGCCTTACTGACGCCAAGTTCCAGAGAGAGTGTGCATGAGCCGCTACCGCAAGATCGAAGTGCGTACATGGTCGGATGAGAAATTCCGCGCTTTGTCTGGCATCCCGCCGTCGGGCCAAGGGCTGTGGTTCTTCCTGCTGACCGGGCCGCACACCACCGCCATCCCAGGCCTATTTCGCGTCGGCCGCGCCGCCATGGCAGAGGAACTTGATTGGGAGCAGGAAGACTTTGACAAAGCCTTCCGCGAAGTCTCTGAGCTAGGCATGGCAAAAGCAGACTTCAAAGCCAAGTTGGTATGGCTCCCGAAGGCTGTTCAGCATAACAAGCCGGAGTCCCCGAATGTGGTTCGCAGCTGGCGTGTTGAGATGGATTTGCTCCCCGAGTGCGAGTTGAAGCGCGAGGCCATCGCTGGCATTCGCGCGGCCCTTGGAGCCATGGGTGCGCCCTATGTGGAAGCCTTTGACGAGATATTACAGACCAGGAAAAACGCAGAAGAAAAAGCTTCGCCCAAGCCTTCCGCGAAGCCTTCCGCGAAGGCTATGGCGAATCAGGAACAGGAACAGGAACAGGAGCAGGATAAAGAAGAAGCTAAAGCTTCTTTGTCGGCTTCTGCGAAACCGACCGATGACGAAACCGATGATGGCGTTCCGCCTTGCCCGTTTGACAAGCTGATCGACAGCTACAAAAAACACCTGCCAGAGCTGCCTGACGTGCGCCGTTCGCTGTTCGCTGGAGGCAAAAACGGCAAGGCCATGCGCTCTCGCTGGCGCTGGGTGTTGACGGCAAAGCACGAGCGTGGGCCGCGCATCGGCGAGCGGCTGGCAGAGTCCGCGCAGGATGGTATCGCGTGGTTCGACCGGTACTTTGCCTTCGTGGCCGACAGCGATTTTCTGACCGGAAAATCCGGCGCATTCACCGGCTGCGATCTCGGCTGGCTGGTGAACGCATCGAACTTCGAGAAGGTACTTTCCGGCAAGTACCACGCCGAGAAGCGGGAGGCCGCAAATGCGTGAAATCCGCACCATCCCCGCGAGCCTGGAGTCGGAAGCTGGTCTGCTGGGCGCTCTGCTGCTGGACGGCGAAGCGATCAACCGGGTTCCCGACCTGACGGCAGAGGCGTTCCACAGCGAGCACCACGCGGACGTTTTTCGCGCCATACAGTCCCTGGCACAGCAAGGCCACCCGACCGATGTTGTTTCGGTGTTCACGGAAATGCAGGCGAAGGGCCGCGCCATCGAGTTGCACGAGCTGCACGAGCTGGCGAGCTACGTCCCAAGCTCTGCCAGCATTCGCCGCTATGCCAGCTTGGTCATGGACACCTACCGGCTGCGCCAGTTGATGAATGCCGGTTCGGACATTGCAGACCTTGCCATGACGCCTGGGCACCATTCGGCAGAGCAGATCGACAAGGCGCAGATGCTTCTTGCGAAGCTGGCAACGGTCAAGGCCAAGCGCGATCCGCAGCACATCAATCAATCCCTGGCCGACTACCTGCAACTGTTGCAGGACATGAGCGAAGGCAAGAACCCGGCCATCTCCACCGGCATCGGCGGGCTTGATCGCATCTTGAACGGCGGTTTGCGCAAGGGGGAGGTGTTCGTGTTGGGCGCACGCCCGAAGCATGGCAAGACGGCCTTGTCGCTCACGATGGCGCGCAGCATTGCCCGCACCCATAGCGTGCTGTTCCTGAGCCAAGAAATGCCGATCAGCCAGCTGATGCACCGGCACACAGCCGCCAGCGGTCCGTTCGACCTGGCCCGCATCCTGGCCGCCAAGGCGGAAGACCACGACATGTGGGCGGCCGTGACCGATGCGGCCCGCCGTTTGGGCGAGTTGCATCTGGTGCATGACGACCAGTGCGCTCTGTCCCTGATGGACATCCGCCGCAAGACGCTGCAGGTTCGCCGCGCGCACGGCCTGGATGTGCTGTTCATCGACTTCCTGCAGCTGATGAGCGGGGCGGGGGAAGAAAACCGCAACCGTGAGCTTGACATCATCGTCAACGGCATCAAGGCAATGGCCATGGATTTGGGCATTGCTGTGGTGCTGCTCAGTCAGATGAGCCGTAAGGCTGACGAGCATTTCGCCCGCCCGACCATGACCCACCTGCGCGACTCTGGCGCCATCGAGGCCGCAGCAGACCAGATTGCCGTGCTGTTCACGGATTGGGCGCACCCATTGAGCAAGCGCCTGCAGGAGTTTCAGGGTTACTCGGAGCTGGAAATTGTCGCCCATCGCAACGGGCCGCAGGGGGTGATACCGCTGGAGTTCGTGGGCAAGTACCAGCAAATGGGCGATTGGATCGGCGACGTGCCGACGCGCCAAAAGACAACAGCAAGCGCCGGACGTGGCGCGGATTTTTGAGGCACACACACATGACAACAGAACTACACGCGCTTCTCTGGAGTAAGCGGGGCAATTGCTTTCACGTCGAACCACTCAGCGCAACGGCCAAGAGCGGGCGCCGGTTTTTTTCGGAGTGCAAGACCAACGACTATTTGCTGATTTTCTTCGGCTCTGTGGACGCATGCCGCGTTGAAGCCGACAGCCTGCGCAGCGTATTGATTGAGCGCGAAGAGGTGCGCCGTTTGTATGGAGACGAATAAGTGCGCCACATGCAAACACTGGAACCCCAAGAAAGCCGGGGAAATGGCAAAGCACAGATTTGCGCCATGCGCCCTGGGGCCGAATTGGGCCTACAAGTCCCCGATCCACACATGCAAGCGACACAGCCCCGCATCGGACGCGGTGAGCGCTGCGCGCGTGCTCTGGCTGGGGAAATCCTTGCCCGCACGGCAAAAAGCTGGGGAGTGAACCATGGCTGACCCGGTATTCATTGCTATGCCAACCGGCATCGAGGCTGATTTGTGCGCAGAAATCGCCGCACGCCAGGCAAAGGGCATTCAAAAGTACGGCACGACCGTGGCTGACAACCCACTTGCCCTGCGCGAGTGGCTTCAGCACGCGCTGGAAGAGGCTTTAGACCAGGCCGTGTACCTCAAGCGGGCCATTGCAGAGCTGGACAAGCTGGCAAGCCACGAGCTTGACGACATGTGCAAGGCCGGAAGGATGGTGCGCGGCGATGACTGAGCGCATAACCCTCCCACTTATCAACCCGGTGCAGGCCGATCAGGCTATAGAGACCGCGTGGAGGCACGCCAAGGCGTGGCTGATGGCGGGGCACAGGCTGACCCTGGAAGTGCGCCCAGAGAAGCGCAGCGATGCGCAGAACCGCCTGCTGCACGCCTGCCTGTCTGAAATCAGCAAGCAGATCGAATGGGCCGGTGCAAAGCGGGATGTGGACACATGGAAGCGGTTGCTCACCGCTGCATGGCTGCGTGCGCGGGGAGAGCCTATCGAGATGCTGCCCGCTGTTGACGGACATGGTGTTGACATCGTTTTCCGTCGCACTAGCCAACTGACCAAGGCCGAATGCGCCGAACTGTCCGAGTTTGTTATGGCCTGGGCGGCAGAGCATGGCGTTTACTCGCAGGTGGTTGCATGATCCGCACCCGCTGCCCCCAATGCAAAACCCGGCTGGCACCCGGCCAGCGCATCCATCCCGAATGCATCAGCGATTACGCCACAGCCCAGGCTGAGAAAGCCCAGCGCGCCCAGGCAAAGAAGGCCCGCGCCGCTGCCAAGGTAGAGCGGGCCAGCATACGGGCTAGGAAAGAAGCCATCAAGACCATCCCCGTGCTCATCAAGGAGGCCCAGGTTGCATTCAATGCATGGGTGCGCGCCCGCGATGCCGCACAGCCCTGCATTTCCTGCGATGCGCCGCCGCCTGACATGTCCACCTTGCACGCAGGCCGGGACGCTGGACATTACCGCAGCACAGGTAGCGCGTCTCACCTGCGTTTCCACCCGGACAACTGCCATGCCCAGTGCGTCAAGTGCAACCAGTGGGGCGCAGGAATGGCCGTGGATTACCGCATTCGCCTGTTGCAGCGCATCGGCCCTTCACGCGTGGAAGCGCTGGAGTCCGACAACACCCCGCACAAATGGACACGCGAAGAGCTAATAGCCATCCGGGACACCTACCGGGCCAAGCTCAAAGAACTGAAAGGGAGAACATGCTGATGCGCGTCACTGAAATCGTTGACTACAACCACGTCCAAGACCGCCACCAGGCCATCCATGCACGGCTGGAGAACTGGCGCAGGTGGGTGATCGTTCGCCCGCATGGCTGGCAGGTTGCCCCGATGTTCCGCATGTACCAGAGCAAGTCCAGGCAATGGGAAGCATCCCCGCGCATCGGCACACCAGTGGACACCATAGACGCGGCGCTGATGGAGAAGGCTGTCTATGCCCTGCCAGAAAAGCACCGCGAGGCCGTGCGGTGGTGGTACGTGTACCGACGCGACCCGGCGGCAATGGCTCGCTCGCTGGGGGTGAGCAAACAAGGGTTGGCTGATCTGGTGGAGGCTGGCAGGGCGATGTTACAAAATAAATTGTGATTTTGCTTGCATTGTTTGATTGTTGCGCTACAATTGAGCCATCAACAACGCAACGGAGCAGACAGAATGACCACCACCAACATCATCACAATTAACGGCTACACACAAGAATGCAACTGTGAGCACTGCGGGCGCCCGTTGAAACTGGGCGTGAAGACTGGGGAGATTGGAACAATTGGCGCTGATTGCTTTGTCAAATTGATTGCCAAAGACAAAAAGCGCTACAGCGGCAACGGAAAGCCGTCGGCTGAAATGGTGAAGCAATATGCCATCATCATCACAAAGGGGCTGGAGTACGCCGCGCGGTGCCATGGACTGTATGCCCGCAGCTTTCAGTTTCAAACAGCATGAGAGGCGGCAAACGAGAAGGGGCGGGCCGCCCCCCGGCCCCGCCACGGCCCGCCCCGGTGTCTTGGCGCCCCGACACACAAGCCCAGCGTGAAGCCTGGCTGGAGCTGGGCGGGCCGAAGTGGATGCGCAGGCTGTTGGATGAGTACATAGCATCGCGGCATAAATAAATGTTGCGCACTCTCGATTTATGTGGCATATTGCGCTCCATAAGTCAGCATTGGCATTAGGACTACCCTGCTTGCGCAGGGTTAGCCGCCTGAAAATGAAGCTGATTCAAGCCCCGCCCGGTTCGCCGCGTGGGGCTTTTTCGTTTGCGGGGCCGATCCAACACCCTCCCGGCACATAGCGCCACGGCATCGAGCCCCGCGCCCGACCAACATGCTGCAACGAGTAATTCGGACAATCCGAACAGGAACCCGAGCAATGGAAAAAAAAACCAAGCGCAAACCGACCGGCGCAGCCGCGATGGGCGCTGGGCCCGGACGTCCTAAGGGCGTGCCGAACAAGGTAACCACAGAGTTCCGCGAGACCGTCCGCAAGCTGCTTGAGGACAACGCAGACAACGTTGGCACATGGATCACTCAAGTTGCCGAGGGCCACGGCGAGAACAAAGCAGACCCTGCAAAGGCGCTTGATCTGCTGGCGAAGTTGGCAGAGTTCGCCGCGCCGAAGTTGGGGCGAGTAGAGCACACCGGCAAGGACGGCGGGCCAATGGAAACCATCACCCGCATTGAGCTGGTGGACATGGATGGCAACGGCTCGGATTGAGCTGCCCGCCAAGCTCAGGCCGGTGTTTGCTGGTCGGGCCGATGTGAGATGGGCATGTGGTGGTCGTGGGTCGGCAAAGACCCGCTCATTCGCCAAGATGGCTGCAGTGCGCGGCTACATCTACGGCATGCAGGGCATCAGTGGAATCATTCTGTGCGCGCGCCAGTTCATGAACTCGCTGGAAGATTCCAGCTTGGAGGAAGTGAAGCGGGCCATTGAGGACGAGCCTTTCCTCAAGGCGTATTACGAGATAGGCGAGAAGTTCATCCGGTCGAAGGATGGGCGAATCAGTTTCACGTTTGCTGGCCTGGATCGCAACATCGCATCGATTAAGTCCAAGGGCCGATTGCTGCTGTGCTGGGTGGACGAGGCCGAGCCTGTGACGGAGGAAGCGTGGATCACGCTGATTCCAACGCTCCGAGAGGAAGGATCGGACTGGAACGCGGAGTTGTGGGTGACATGGAACCCAAAGAGAAAGACGGCCCCGGTTGAGGGCCGTTTTCGTTTCAGCCAGGACACAAACACAAAGGGCTGCGTCATCAACTGGCGCGATAACCCCAAGTTCCCGGCCAAGCTGGAGCGCGACCGGCAGAAAGACATGCAGGAGCGCCCTGAACAGTACGGCCACATCTGGGAAGGCGATTACATGGTGGTGAACGAGGGCGCCTACTGGGCCAAAGACCTTGTTCTCGCCAAGGAGCAAAACCGCATCGGTCGTGTGGCTGCTGACCCGCTGATGACCATTCGCATTTTCTGCGACATCGGCGGGACGGGCGCAAGGGCTGACGCATTCACGATGTGGGCGGCGCAGTTCATCGGCAAGGAAATCCGCGTGCTGAACCACTATGAAGCAGTGGGCCAGCCAGCGGCAACGCATGTCGGATGGCTTCGGGAGCAGGGCTACACGCCAGACAAGGCGCAAATCTGGCTCCCGCATGACGGCGACACGCAGGACAAGGTGAATGACGTGTCCTACGCCTCCTTTTTGCGAGAGGCGGGCTACACGGTCACGGTGATTCCGAACCAGGGCAAGGGCGCAGCAAAGATGCGCGTCGAGGCCGCCCGCAGGCTGTTCCCGTCGATCTGGTTCAACGAATCAACGACCGATGGCGGGCGCGATGCCCTTGGCTGGTACCACGAAAAGCGCGACGAGCAGCGCGGCATTGGCCTGGGGCCGGAGCACGACTGGTCAAGCCACAGCGCAGACAGCTTCGGGCTGATGTGTGTGGCGTATGAGGAACCGCAGGCAGCCAGAAAGGCTGCACCACAAATCATTTCTTGGATGGGCTGATGAGCG